TCATAGATTCATACCGTCATAATCAACTATAACACTTTCTACGATTACCTTCGTACCGTTCCATTCATCCTTGTATATGCTGCTGTCAATGCCTACGCCGGGGTGAAGCGTGTAACCTGTCTGATTGTGAAACTTAACGTACTTAACTGATTCCCTACGGTCGTAGTACTGAGCACCTGAGTACACAAAACCGGCACTACCCTGTGGGACAATCCATACACCCATAGATGAAAACTTACTCGCGTGGTCTATCACCTTGTACTCAAATTCTGCCCCCGTATAACGGCCTGTATATGCATGTGACGTTTTAATGTTACCGAATAGTGGATTGCCATAGGCAACACGATAGAAACGGTCTGGTGTGTACTGGAGTGCATCACCAGTGATCCATTCTGCCTCTGGTAACACCCTCTTCCCGATCATTACATACTCGGGGTTAAGTTCTACACATGTTATGTGAGTTGGGTTATTGCGTAGGAATTGATAGTAGCTAAGGCGACCAATCCCGGCACATAGTTCTATACAGTCGCCATTACATCCAGCATCTAGTATAAAATCCCACGCTAACATTTCGGGGGTGAAGAAAGCACCAGTAGCACCGATACCATCACCACGATAGTTATTAAAGATAAACTCTTTATCGTCTTGTGTTAGTTGCATATCAGAATGTACTAACTCCATCACCCTATTATGATTCGTAGATTCCCTTTTTGTAACTCTTGCCATAAAATACTCCATACAAATTTCTGTACGGGTATTTAGGGGATTAAATGGAAAGGTTACGTGTAATATTAAACTTATCTATAGCATATATAATAACTATTGTTTCATTAGTCTGTACTCTTATAGTGCTCAAATGTTTTGGGGTTACTACATTAAGCTCACTAGGGATTATTGCATTAATAATTACCATTTTACCGGGCTTTACTGTGATTCGGACGCGTATCAAGCCTATTAAATTGAAAACCCAAGAGATAGATTTTTGGTTTTTATCTGGTGTTGCGGTGGCTTTAGTATCACTACCTATTGCCATATGGGATGATCATGCATTCATAAATGATCGTTGGGGTTATGGTATCGTTGGTGGCGTCTTACTTCTATTAATAATTATAGAAGTAGTTAAAAGCAGAAAAACCCCATAAGGGGCTTTTTTACATACCACCCAATAAAACCATTAGTAACCTAAAAATAGGTTCTAATGGTAAATTGATAAGTACGATGCCGAAAAAATCAAAGAAAGGAATCACGATATAACTGTATAGAATGATTAGTGTCAGTACTAACCCCAATACATTACGCCAGTGAATTCCATTCTTTTCTACTTCGATCTTGTTAACTTCTATTTGCCCTTCGGCTGTGGTGTGTTCAACTTCTTTTTCAATAGTTTTTTTCTTGATAAAAAAGTCCATTCCACTTTTTAGTAGTTCAACTATTACACTAATCATTCGATAATTCCCACGCAGTAGGCGTACACTTTCATCCCTTTTACGAATAGTTCTGTTTTACCTAATAGTACTACATTAAATTCCATATCACGTAGTACCCATGTGTAAGTGTCACCCTTACGTAATGGTTTACTGCGATCATAAATTACATTCATATGTTGATTACTCATATAGCCTGAGTTTTTTAATTCTTTTTTAATTCTTGGATTCATAAAACAATTTAAAATTGGTTTACTGTTTGCCATTGGTGTATGCCCATTCAATTGTATATATGGGGTTTCTACATCAAAGTGATCTTCTAGATTCATCCTTTTTTAACCTTAAATACGCCTTGCGTATTACTAATTACCATCATTACGCCTTTTTCGGCTTCATTATAAAAATCATATACCATCTTACGGCGTTTTCTTTCTCGTAGTCCGATAACACGCTTATCTCTTTTCTTCTGTGAAGTATCAATCAACCTTTCTTTGCCGCCTTGTTTTATTACTTTATATCGACCTTTTCTTAGGTTGTTCCTTAGCCCTGCTATGTTACCTTCGCGTGATAATCTAGCGGCACTGGTTGGAATAAACTTTTCAAATAAAGATGGTTGTACTATCACATCATATAGATAATCTGCCTGTAGGCTTTTAACGATTATAGAGGCTTTAAATCCACCAAATCCACGAGTGGAAAAAGTGAATAGAATTGCTCTTTTTGTAAAAGCTACTGCACCCCTATCTATACTTTCATTTAGTTTATTTTGCATTCTTTGAGATAGTAGCCGTGTTTGATTAATTATTGTTTTCTGAAAATCTTTACCAAGTTCATTTCCCCTAGTGTTTATATATCTACGGGTATCACCTATCCCTTTTATACTCATGTTAAAACCTCTATAAGTTGTTGGATGATCCTGAATGTCGCACCATTATCTTTTGGTAATCTGGCCTTGCACATAATCGCCTTATTCAAACAATCATGCCGTGAACCAAAGATACCAATCAATGTTGCCTCTACTACGGCGGCTTGATTTGCCGTAGGGAAACACCAAAGTAGATATTTTTCATATGGTTCTCCATTCTCAATCATTGTATTTACTGATTTAGAACTACTAGTATAAACAGGCCAGTTAGATTCTTTTGTCGTAGTCTTTAGTTTCTTAATGTCCTTAACACCCTTATAAACCTGTTTAACACCGATATAAAAATCATCCTCAAATTTCATCAAGTACACAAAAGCGGCATATCTACCAGAGTTTATATCTTCAACCTCCCATTCGTTTGGGTTATATACTTTCCATTCCATAAATATTTCCATAATAAATTAACTATAGGAATATTTATGGACATTAAAGAAAGATTGATACGGTATGAAGGTACTAAAGAATACCAGCAAACACGCGGATATTATAAGAATGGGAAGTTTTGGATTTATAAAGATTCTGAAAATTTCGATACAATTGGGTACGGTCATCTAGTACTATCAAATGAGAAAGATAAGTACAAGAATGGTATTACTCCCCTAGATGCCGATCTATTGCTGGCATGGGATATTGACCGTACTAGAAAGGACGTTGCTACACTTGGTCTAGTACTTCCTAGTGATTGGGAAGATTTCATGATCATCATGGTTTTCCAGTTGGGTTTATCTGGTGTGAAAAAGTTTAAGAAAATGATTGCAGCACTAAAAGTACAGGATTGGAAAGAGGCAATTAAACAGGCTAAAGATAGTCTATGGTATCGTCAAACACCGAACCGCCTAAATGATATGGTGAATCAACTACAAAACAAATAAGAAAAGAGGCATTATGCCCCTTTATTGTTTTCTAGAATTGTAATAATACGCTCAATCTTTAAATCTAATTTATGAATTTGAGTTTGTAGTACATCAAGCGTTTTTTCTAATTCACCTTGCTGTTTTTCTAAGCGGGAAAATTCAGTACCTAATGTACTTACTGAACTTTCTAAGCGGGTAATACGTTCATATAGTTCTTGAACATCCCCGGTTTTATCCCGGAAAAGTGTCCATATAAAACTACCTGCTGCTATGATCATAGCAATTAAAGAATTCCATTCCATTGTAATTTCCTTTTTAGCTATTGTATCTTATTTAGTAATCATATAATTTAGTTTTAATATAAAAACAAGTACCTACAGTATATGGTACGTAACTATCACCGGATGGATCTTCTACTACATCACATAAATCTACTTTTAATGTATTACCTATTGCCTTATAGCAGTAAGTACCGATTAGATAGATTGGCGGTGTACCCGGAAGTAAACCCTCTACATTCGTTCCTGAAAATGTCGGAATGATTGCACATGTTTCCCCAACATTAAGTATAGTACCTACACCCGTTGTATTAGCCGTTGAAACACTAAGACGGTATAACTGTAGAGGACGGCTTGACCCGTTCCATGTTGCCACCCCTGACGCATTATAATATGCAATATCATATGCCCCCGGTGCTACAACATAATTACTAAACACATACCATCGCATTGTAATAGCACCTTGTACCCCGTTTAGCTGATACTGCCATGTACCATTTCTCTGTATTAGATAACCTGCGGCGTTTCGTTGATCTGCCGTAGTATTAGTAATACGAGAAAATACTGAGCACGGTCGGCTAGTAGCTACACCCGTATCGAAATACACAATATTACCAGTTGCCGTATAGTTTACATCCTGACGCTTCACCATGTTTAAGGGTGTTTGATCTGGAGTTAACCAAAACGTTCCATCACTTCTTAAAATCTGTCCACCATATGCCATAATTATCTCCCAATGAATACCCAAAGAATACCGGTAGTACTAACATTACTCCATGTAATCGTAGTACCGGATATTGAAACCGTAGGCTGTTTATTATTATTACCAACCCCTGCAATGTACTGGAGAGAATAACCAGAAGGTACGGTATAAGATCTACTCCCACTTGCGGGAGTAGTGATTGAATCAAGATAAACGGCGGGATCTACGATAGAAACCATATCATTACCATTAATATTAACTTGCGTACCATATGCCATTATAATCTCCCCATTCTTACGCGTAGAGTACCGGAAGCGTCATATACAGAGATACGATCACTCTCAATACTCATTCTTCCTTGACCACTCGTACTACCATTAATTAAAATAGTACCGGCTTTATTTATTTGCCAGCCCGTTGAGTTAGCTACATAGTTAGTACTTTGAATAGTACCAGCAATCTTTGCCGTGGTTATTTGGGCATCACCTATTTTAGCCGTAGAAATTGTAGCATCTGCGATCTTAGCGGCATTTACAGAAAGGTTCGCAATCTTAGCATTTGTCACTGCAAGATCTGCAATATAGCCAGTACCAATACTTGCCGATTGAATCATTGCAGTTTTTAAATAGGTAGTACCATCAACAATAGCAAATGGTGCTGTTCCACCTACCGTAGCAGTATCAGTCCCACTAACGATAAATTTATTAGCTGCAAAGTAAATTGCCGAATTATTAGTTGCACCACCCGCAATAAGTTTAATACCTGCAACACTACCATTAGCATTAACACTTAGACTATATGAAGCGTTTACTTCACTCTTGGTTGCCTTTGTTGACATTTCTTGGTTAACGCTGGCGATAGAGGAATCAGTACTAGATTTTAACTGCGTAATAGCCGTAGTTTGTGCCGTATTATTATCAACTACTGTTTGGTTCAATGTCGTAATCTTGGCGGTGTTTCCGTCTACGGTATTCTTTAGTGTATTAACTTGCGTGTTAGTGTACTGATTACTTTGATTCACGGCTTTACTGAGGGTATCAGTTAGACGATCATCAAGGTCTAATATGCTGTTAATTTCATCTGCATCTTCCTGTGTAAACTGGTACTTTGAATTAATACTAATAGTTTGTTCGGGAGTATATACAACGTTATCCTGTCCAAAGATATCAAAGAAACCAATCTTGACCTTATAAGTACCATCCGTAATATTTGGTACAGAATCAAATTCTGGCTTATTACTAATGAATAGTCGGGAAGTTGTCCCAGTAGTCATAGAGATGATACAGCCAGCATAATCACGTTCATTAGGTTTATTCCAAGAAACAAATAGATTACCAAAACCACCGCCAACCGTTAAACCAGTTGCCATTACACACTGTTTATTCTCTACGGTAACTTTTACTTCTGGTGAATATGTACCAGTAGTAAAACCCTGTGCGATTATACCGATTGTTGGCTTACGGATTTTACTTTCATTCAATGCTAAGGTGTAATTAAAGTTATTCTCTTGTGTGTAGAATGTCTTAACTAGTGTAGTACCGTTATAGATATTAATAATGTAATAACGGAAATATTCGGCAAATGCACGACCATTAACACGTATGTTTTTCTGGTTGTCCCATCGGATATTAAAATCACCAGAATCTGTTACTAATGCACTAGCCGTATTATTAGCAAGTACTACACCCGTTACTGCTGGCAATGTGAAGTTATAACCCGGTACAATACCCATTAATGTCAATTTATCAGACTTACGATTTAGAATGTTATATGCTTCTACTGCAAAGTCATATTGTAGAGTTGCATCAAGTCCATATAAATCAAATTCTGTAATCGCCGGGGATGTACTACCCGCAATCGTCCATACGTTTGTACTTGAAAGTTTATAGTACACATAGTATCCGCGTACATTAGGATCTACAGTAGCGTCCCAATCGACCGTTACAACGTTACCAGTAGTAATAGAACCCTTACGATTAACCTGTAGGTTAGTTGGGGGAATGACTGTAAGTACGTTACCTGCCCCACCAGAGATTGAACCAGCCGGGGGGAATACTAACCCATCAGTACCATCAAAGATTGCATCTGGATATTCAACGGCGGTGATCTGGCAATAGCCTACATTCTGTTGATCTGTTGCTACACCCTTTGCAAGTACTTTAAATTTACCATTAATACCTAATTCAGTATTTTGAATAGTAATCGCGTCCCATACTTTAAGATCCCATGATTCACTAGAGGTGAACTGTACGGTTTTAAGTGCAAAGCGTGCCTTACGTAGTTCACTGTTTGCGATCTTCTCTAGGGTTGCTTCTGAATAAATCCAAGAAAAATCACGACTCATTGGGATTACTTGACCATCCGATTTAATAACATCATCGGTTGATATATCCGATGGAATACGGATAACATCAGTCGCATAAGAGTTTTTAACGGACGTAAACTGACAATCGAGAACGTTATAGTAATCCTGCGTACCAGAAGTTGTTACTTTCAAATCACCAACAATATTTGATTCGTCAAATGCCTGTACTGAAATGGTTTTTCTATCTACTGTTAGACAAATTTGCCCCGCATGAATATATGTAATCCCTGCAAAAGTCTGTAGAATACTTTCGATATTCTTTTTATATGTATCTGAGTAACTAATTGCACCATTTGAGTATAACCCCGCCGAATTGCAATATGCTGCACATTCCTGGAATGTATCAACATTAATCAATTGAGTATCAAGTCCCATCCCATAGAGGGGATTAGTTAGATAATCAAATATCTGACTAACAGGACATGAAGTAGCAAAGGTAGTACCAGAATATAAGTCATAAATCTTTTGACCCTTTAACTCTACGGTCATATTATAATTATCATTAGTTAAAGTATTATCTTCTAGTGATTGCTGTGTCTGCTTAATAACTGCATAAATTGATACAACACCTTTACCATAGAAATTATCTTTCCATTTACTACCGGCATATTGTTTTGCAAGTGTACTAGTAGTTGTATAACCATCTGAGCCAAAACGAATCTCTAATTGTAATACACCCCGGAATCTCTCTCGTAAAAAGCCATCCGATACAACACCATCACTTTTAATTGGAGTTGCTAGTACTGGTACGTTATCAAAATAAATTTGTTCAATATGTTTTTCTACACCCGCCATTGATACTACTTGACTAGAGAAAAAATATTGAGAGTTATTATCTGGTACGTTATACCAGTTATTAATTGTACCAGTGAGTACGAAAGAACCATTTAGATCTGTTTCGCTCTTATGGGGTAATTGACCACCATATATTACGGGTAAACCAGTAGTACCGGATGTACTTCTACTTAATGATGAAGTAACATCCCCATACGCCTGTGCTCCTATTTGTCCTAGCATACTTGTCGCTACTAGTGAAACAGCACCAGCCGCTGCCCCCCATCCTACGGCGGCTAAAGCAGTACCACCGCTAAAATAGACTGCTGCCGCGACAACTACCGCCGTTAATACTGCGGAAAATATTCCACCTAATCCACCACCCATTTTTTAATTCCTTATTCTATAATAAATGCCGTCTTTCCTTTTCGGCACTAATTTAAATTCTGTATGTTCTGTATTTACTCCTAGGAGGCGTCCAGATATGACAATGCACATAGTATGATTGTCATTAGGATCTAACCAGATATCACCATCAATAGTATGTTTTACTTCTTCTAGTACTGAACTAATCAATTCAAAAGTAGTTGAAACACCTAATGCTTTTAATTGTTTAAGACCACCCGCGAGAGTTTTATATTTACATTTACTTTCCCAATCACTACCAGTCATTAAGTCAATTAGACGTAATACGATGATATTACAATCATTTTTTCCCTGTATAAATGGTGTATCGATTGCATCTTGGCAAATTTTAACGATTGCATTATGTTCCATCAATTGTATCTCCATACTTTATCTTCTTTATTGACTTGTCCTAGTAATGACATAATGGCATCGCCGGGATAATATGATTGGTATACACTGTTAGCCGCGAGTGTTTTTGGTGTACGGTCTAGACGTTGGTACACACTATTCACGGTCACTTTCATTTCATTAACTTCACTGAATGGGTTTACAGTACATTCAAAGTTTTCGATAAAGCCCGAAAACAATAATTGATTATAGAGTTCTGTACTATCATATGGATTTAGGATAACAAGTAGAATATTTAATTTTGCCTTATCTAGTTGTCCAGACATTGCCATAATACGAGTAGCGTTATCAACATTACTAACAGTAAAATCGATAGTGTCGTTGCCAATCCCTTTTTCCTCGGTGAAACCGGGTAAAGAATCCTGTACTAAATCGGGGAATGGTTCATATGTTTTTCCATCCATGACTAATTGTGTAAATCCATCAGTCCAGTAGATTGCACTCTGAGAACGGGGAAGTACTTCAAAGGCCGTTACATGAATTGACATACTCATTAAATCGGTAATAGTAAGTTTACTTTTAGTTTCCCCACGAATTAAAGCCCAGTACTTTAAAAGGTCTGGATTAGTTAATAGTTCATCATCCATAATTATAGATTCTCCGTCGCGTTAAATTGTACTGTCGTTACATTAGAAATACCCATATCAAAGTTTTGATCTACATCTAGTCGGGCTTCGATCATTAGATTGTTATAATTGATTACTTCGTTAACCCCTACGTTCTGGCGTAGTTGGGGGAATATAGTAATACTCGTAGATGATTTATCGATGATTTGATATAGTTTCTTATGATTTGAGAATTGAATTAAATCACCCTTCTGTAAGGTATTAGTATTTGTACTAACAATCATTGAACCTTTGGTAGCCGCTGCGGTTGCCGTAACGGCACCACTTTGTGCACCTTTATATAGTGATAGGTGTCCTAGTGATAAGATAAATGGTTTACCCTGTTGATATTCGGCAATGAATGCCTGTACTTCGGAACGGTTTTTAATTTCAAAGTTAAGATTGAATTTCAAGGTGTAGTACTGAATGCCTACACTACGACGTAGTTCTGTACCAGTCCACGCCCTTTGTGAATACTGCGGTACTGTACTAGATAGTGTTACGTCTGTGATTTTGATATTTGTGGAAAACTGCATGATTTACCTCATAAATTGCTTTTAATTATTTACTAAAAAATTTATAATCATTTAAGCAACGGAGGTGTTATGAATAGTTTTCAAAAAATCGCAAACACTCACTTTCAACTTTTTACATTCGATAAAAAAAGCCAAATAAAGTTAACCTTTTTGAATGAAGATCATGATGGTATTCCCATTGTATTAGCTCCTGGTTTTCTAACAGAGGGTAGTGAGGATTGGTTGAAGTATATTCAATCAAAAATTGATGCTCCAATAATATACGTTCAATGGAGATCATCTTCTATTTTGAAGGTTTCGACAAAAGTTTTATTTGGAATGCTAGGTGACATAATGTTTAAATCCACAGGTGGTTTGATGTTAGTGGGTATCATTAGTATCGCTAGACGCTTCAAGGTACATAATTTCTTTTCAGGGGCATATAGTTCATGGGCTAGTGCAGCAAAGGAAGCTAATTCTGCCGGTTTAGAGTTAGCAAATATCTTAAATGATAAGTGGAATAACAATGATAAAGCAGTTTTCATTGGTCATTCGCTTGGTGTTAGAGTTATTACTAATGCGATGATTAACCTTAAGCATGATAATATTTTAACTTCAATATCAGTAGCAGGAGCGATAAATCAAGAAGAGTTCAACGCTAGAATAATGAATATTCAATCCCCAAGAGAAATTAATCACTCAAATCTATATAGTACTAATGATAGAGTTCTAAAATGGTTGTATCGCATAGGTGAGCTAAATGTTAAAAAATTACCTATTGGCCTATCTCAATCAAGATTAGATAATGTAACTGACTATAGGAATGATATAGGCCATACAAAATATCACAATGAAAATGAATACTTTGATAGATTGATAGTAAAGTTATACAAAAATGCAGTTGATAGTTTACTCATTGAAAAAAAGAAATAAATAATAATTTCTAAAATCAAACATAACATCTTTATAAACGAATCAATTAAGAGGATGTTATGTATTTCTTTTCTGGCTTGAGCGTACTGCTTGAGCCACATTATTTTGGTTCTTTTTAAGCATCATATTCCATGTTTCTGGATCGTCTACGTTACCTTTAACAATCAATGGGGAATAGATAGTTACACCATCGCCAGTACTACCACCACTATTTTTAGATTGACTATCTAAGAATGCTGTTAGCTTTTTATTAGATTCTGGCTGTACTACGCGTTCACCACTTTTTAACATGAATGACTTATTGTTATATGCGTCCGGTACTGAATCTATACCGCCGTGGAATTGTCCAGAAGATGCACCCTTAGCAGTTGAGATAATACTCATCCCTAAACTTGCAACTTGTGCATATGCTGCCAGATTTGCCGGGAATGGGGTTGCGAGAGCCTGGGCCATTGCAGAGGAAATAGAAAGTACTGTCTGTGCCATAGTAATACCTTTACTAATAGAAAAAGCGGCCTGTGCTGCACCTGAACTCTCGCCAAAAGCTGCTACCATTGCATTACTTAGGGAATTAGCAGTATCACCAAATACCTGTAGTTGTGCCTGTGCATTCTGGTTAGTAATATCAATTGCCTGCGAATTGTACTTTGCGGTTATTTCGGCTTTCCGTTTTTCATAGTCTTTATGACCTGCTAATAGCAATTCATTCTGTTTTAATTCTGCCTGTAGTGCGGCATCATTATCTGCTAATTGCTGTTTAGTATTATCACTTGCAGCACTACTAAATTGATTATCACCATTAATACGCTGATTCTGTTGATTTGCTAAAAATGCTTTCTGTGAATCATTGAGCATCCCCGAACCAATCATAGAATTAGTATCTTTTAATCCTTGATTTGGATCTGTATAGCCAATCGCACTATTGATTAAGTCATTGCGTTTAGTAGCCCCACTTGCTTTTGCTGCATCAGTATAACCCTTTAATTCACTAGGTGAGATTCCCAATGTTTTTGCACTATCTTCAATTGATTTTAGTAGGGCTTTCTGTTGTCTATCAAATTGTTGTAGACGGATCTTAAAGCCATCTTCACCAACCTGAGCTAGTGCCGTTTCTAGGTTACGCTGTGCCTGTAGTCTTTTAGCGTCTGCGGCCTTACGTGCGGCATCGGCTTGTTTTGCTAGCTGTGCGGATTTCTTCGCGGCGTCCTCGGCTTTTTTATTAGTATCTTCCCATCCACCCTTTGGAGCTAATGCACTTGCTAGATCGCCTTGTAGGTTGTTTACGAGTCCCTGTAAGTTTTCTTTCTGCTTCGCATAAGGGCTTTCATTACCATTATCCATACTGCCCGTGTGTAGGGCTGCACCTTGATAGTTCAATGCCCCGGCTTGGCGTAGTTTCTCCCAGATATCTAGAAAATCTTGTAGGCTACCTTTTGATTCTTTAATACGTTGGTTAAGATCTTCAAATAATCCTGCCTCATGTGGTTTTTGATTTGAAGCCGCATAAACTCCATTCATTGCACTAACTAGGGGATTTAAACCATCTGCAATAGTACCCTTAATGTTATTAGTAAGCTGTGATAGATTTTTATCAAATGCCGCATAACTTGCGGCGGCTTCATTACTTACTTCGGCGTTTTGACTTTGTATAAATGTCATAGCATCAGATTCTGTATTGAATTGCTGTAATGTACTGATCATATGACTTGAATCACTTGCAAGTGTTTCCATTACGTTGACGATTTCAGCCTGAGATTTCCCGGCATCACGCATTGCATAGAAAGTATGAATAACTGCTTTCATACCACCATCTGCCTGTTTTAAGTACTTGTTATAGTCCTGTAGGTTTAAACCATATTCTTTGAGGTCATCAGATACACCACCACCCGCACGGAATGCATCGGCGATCTTATCAAGTGAGTCTTTATTAAAATCTCCAAACTTATCCATTTGTAGACCTAGACCACTAAAGGCATTTGAAAGTTGTTGTAACTGAACAACTGATAAACCAGTACTACGACTTACTTCATTCATATCGCGTACATATTCACGGCTTGCATTAACTAGGGATGTAATACCACCTAGGCCAATTGCAGCCGCCCCAGCTAGGCCAGTCATAGCTACGCCAACTTTCCCAGCCATACCAGAGAATTTATCTGTTACATCCCCTACAGTACCACCAACGCTGCTACCAAAATCATCTACGGCTTCTGTACCTTCCCTCATTGCCTTTTTTAAACCGGAAGCATCACCTTCCAATTCAACGCGAATATTCCTATTCTTTGCCATTATTTTTTCCTTTTATTTGTTCGTACCGGGATGCAAAGTAACTAGCATTGCTTTCTTGTTTCTTCGTTTCTTCCTGTACTTTCCTATTATTTCTACGCTCTTTAGTAGTTCCCTCGTCTAGAATACCTAAAAAGTCATAATCTTTAGTTTTAATACCCTTAGCAACTTCCTTAGTCATATTTGAATTATTAAGGGTTATGGTTTGGCAAAGGTGAGCGTGTTTTAACATTTCGATTTTAATTCCAGAAGGTTCTACGAATGTGTCATAAACCATTAAGTACTGAAATAGTTCATCATCAATACATTCAAATTCTTGTGGTGTTAAACCCCGCTTATTAATCATTTTCAGGTAATAGCGTAAATCAGGCGAGGTTATTATTTTTTTTCAACTTCATCCAAATTATCACCCTTAGTCAAGTTAACAACTTTAACGTATAGGTCAGTTGCAAATTGAAAGTCTAGGGTGTTGACGTTAATACGACCATCAATATCTTCTGTACTGAAAATAGGATCACCGTTTTCATCTTTTACACATAGGGTTAGTGTATTTTGTAGGTTATTACACTTTTCTAAGTCCTGCATAGTTGGGCGATGTACCCAGAATGTAACGCCATTTACCTGTACTTCATTGAGCACTGGACGCATTGCATTTTTAATTTTATCTAAGTAGTTCATTACATAATCCTTTATTAATTTGGGGGCATCTAGCCCCCATTTGTATTATTCACCTTTCGGTAGTAGGCCGCTTTCTAGTGGTGCACCATCGATTGCAAGTGTAAATGTCATTGTTACTACTTCGTCCTTCGAACCCGCTACAGTAGTAGTAGAAACGAAAGTACGGTAAACGTCATAGAATCCAGTAGTCATAGTAACGTTTTCATAGATTTCAATCTTAACTTGTACACGTGTTTGATCTTTTGCGTGTTGTTGTAAGAGTTGGTGTACTTCATTATCCGGTAGTAGATTGACTGATAGATCAATGTTAGGGATCGATTGAGTTCCCAATAGGGTTCTATTGAAACTTTGGTTATATGTAACTACGGAAATTACAGTACTTTCAGTAGAACCTGCAACAAAGCTAGATAGTTCCGGGATTTCTTTAAAATCGGTAGCTACAGTAGTACCATTAGTGCCTACGAATGCCTTAATGTGACTACCAGCAAAAATGTCCATTGCCATTATTATTTCCTTATATAAGTGATACGGACAAATCCATTTTGTCCGTGTTGTATTTATTTATAGTTGTTTTGACTATCTTGGTTGTTCTTATTCCAAATAGAATCTTCTGGCATTTCTACACGTAGATCTACCCAACGATCTGTTGGAATATCCATAGGTTCACCTGCAACAATCATAGCGGTATTAATATCAAATTTACGAGTAAAGGTTTTAATAGAAAGTACTTTAGTAGTTTCATCAAAATCGGTTTCAACAAAACAAAGTCGATTACCATTTATATCTTGCGGGATTTCGATAGTCCAACCTTCTTTATTCAATCCTTCAGTACCGTAAACGTTATATACACCCTCAGAAGTACGATCCATTGTAACCCCTTCGGCTTCATCATTTAGAATACACTGGTCGTTGTATAGTTTTACGATTGGTGAAGCACTTTTTACAAAACCATTTGCATCAATAGTAGTATTTCGGCTTGTCCAGAATCTAGCCCAGTTACGCCATGAAGATGAATAACGCATACGGAAGTACATTTCACCAGATTCATTATCTGCAATATAGAATTGAGTAGAGCCGCCGTTTGATAAATGGTGTTTGAAGGTCATCAAAGCCCCCCAACCATAAGCATTATTACCGTTTACGTTTACAGGCCAGTTTGCAATAGAGTGTGAGTTTGAGGCTGCAACATTATAAATTTCCCCGGCTGATCCTAATGTTCCCGTAAAATCATTCATACTTGGTGAACTTGGCTGTACTGATTGACCATTTAGATAGAATGTACCTAATGATGCCGCCGCTGTTGTTTTATCACCACCGCCAGTACCACCGGCATACATTGGTAGTTGCTGCCATGAGGAAGTATCTTCATCATAGACGCCCCACCAACCACCACTATTTAGAGTTAACCTTTTTTTAGTATTTCCTGCATAAATGTATGTATTATCATTACCTTGATTGACTAATCGATCTACACCTAGATTAGTACGGGCTACTGCCACATTATTCAAATCACTAAGGTTGCTTGCAATTTTTAATTGTGCATCGTTCGTTACATTACCTAGTCCTACATCACCCTTCGCAAGTACGATATTCCCGGATAGGGCTTTTCCATTTACAGTGAGTGTCTTTGGTACATAAGTATTAGAGACTTCGGTACTGGATAGTACGCCTAGATTAGTACGGGCTGTTGCCACATTATTCAAATCACTAAGGTTACTTGCAATCTTTAACTGAGCGTCATTAGTTACATTACCTAGACCTACATCGCCTTTTGCTAATACGATATTCCCACTTAGGGCTTTTCCATTTACAGTGAGTGTCTTTGGTACATAAGTATTAGCAACGGTAGTTTTGAATGTGGATAAATCCGTGTTAGTCGCTGTGACTTTTGTATCTACTTCTGTTTTGGAATATACCCCTAGATTAGTACGGGAAGTTTCGACACTTTCTACATCAGAAAGATTATTTGCAATTGCTAGTGAACCAGTATCTGTACTATCAAGTGTGATATTACCGGATAATGGTTTACCGTTTACAGTACGGGTAATTGGGACATACTGTGAACCAATCTGTGTTGCGGTAAGGATACGAGTCCATGCGGTACTTGCGTTCTTTGCATATAGGCTTAGAGTACCAGATTTAGTTACGGCAAATTCGGCCACACTAGTACCATCTACCCAACCAATACCCATCATATCAGCCCCGGCAGGGTTGCCAGCCTGTGAAGATGGAACCTTGATAAAGGCGTTACCTTCTGGTGTTACTGGTTGATACTGTGGAACGTCTACACCATTACTACCAACACCATACGAACCTTCATATAGTGGTTCAAGGCTATCAATAGTACGTAGGCTTACGACTTCATCTAGTGGCGTGAAAGTATATGATTTACGTACTACAGAATCTTTGTCGCCCGTAGTAGAAGTACCAGTGATATAACCACTTACGATACCATAGGTAACAGTACCTTCTGTTTCACGATATTTTAGAATGATTTGAAATAAATCACGATCTTTAGCATGTTGATCTAGAATTACAGTACTTGCCTCATCTGGCACATAGTTGACCGTAATATCAAATGGGGAAATACTTTTATTATTCAATAGTACGGTGTCATATTCACTTTCATAAGTTTCATATGTGACTTGTTGGCTATTGATTTGTAGAGTTGGTAGTGATGAAAGATTTGTAATCTCATTTACGCCAGCACCTACGGGTAAACTGTTTGCGGGATCATTACTATAAAATAATTTGAATAGATTCCCTGTTGTTAATTCTGCCATGTTAATTCCTTTTCTCGGTTGCTTTTATATTTATCGAGAAACCTAGAGAAGCCGATCCCGTAGTAGGATCTACTACTACATCACTTTGTTCATATGAATAGGATATTAGAATTAGTCCAGCGTCTACGAATGCTTGATTTTTTAATTGGTCGAAAGTACTAATGATCTGGTCATAAGTTACAGAGGGAGCCGTATTAGTAGATTCTGGTTTAGGACTAACAATGTACTGTACTGTAAAGTTTCCAGCCTGTCGTTGGTTCATCCCATAATTAAGACTTTCAAAATCAAAATTAAATGCGGCTTCGGCAAATACATCTGCATCGCGTGATACTGTCATATCTTTAGTAGCCGCAATTAATTTCTTAAAGGTTTGTCGTGTTTTTGATACTAGTTGATACATTAATAATCCTCCGCGAATGATTGCCCTTGTTCTGTGCGATAATAGATATCAACCATTCCAGATAGATCATCTACGATGTTAAACACAACATTATTTACTCCGCGAATTACTAAAACAGTACCAATTACTACATTAGTTGTATCGTCTTTCTTTGCTGTGCAATATGTTTCGTACCCTTCAATGAATCCACCAGTACCAGTAGAAACGGAATCGGGAACCATTTCAAGAATAGCCTTGAAAGTAGTTCCCGATTCTGTCGCGATAGATTCACCAAAGGCTTTTAGAAACACATCACTTTGATTGTTAGTAAAAGCCCTCATAATGATATTACGCTAGTTTCATTACATAGAATGCTTCATCGTGTGCTACTGCATGGTCGATATAAGCGAACGTGCGTAGGATAATACCTTGTGAAGCACGTAGAGTAGTATCATCACGATCTACAGTTAGGCCGCCCCATGAACTTAGAATTACATTACTAAAGTCACCAAAGATTACTTGACCTGCTGTAACTTGAGTACTTTCAATAACACGTACAGAATCACATAGCCATGCTTCAAAGCGGAAACCTTCAATCATGTATTTTGCAGCGGTGTTAGCACCAACTAGAGTACTACGCAATACTGCGGCAGTGGTTGGGTGTACGATAGCTACTACGTTATCTACACGTACATTCGCTGCTGCTAGTACTGCTAGAGCGGCTTGTACATCTTCTTGTGAAGGTGCTGCGGTTAGAGTACCTGAAGGTGCAGCGGCAACAATCTGAGATAGAATTTCTTTTTCTAGTTTTAGACCTGCACCACGCACCATTGCATCTTGTACATAACGTTCTGCGGTATCAGCACTTTTAATTAGAGTACGGGTAATTGGAACGGAACCGGAAAAGGTTTTTGGAGCCATTACAATACGTTCAAAGTTTGCATCTACTAGTGGTGAATCTGCACCCTCTGCAATAAATGCAAACATTGCGGTAAAGTCACTAGCTAGTTTAGGTAGAATTAGATTACCTTCACCCTCTAAGCCTGAATAAGTTTGAATAGGTAGTTGTGCAAAAATACTATTAGCACGTAGTACATCGATATATGAATCTACATATACTTCTTTAACTAGAGCACCGCCAGTAGCTGGAGCGGTAGTGGTTGCACGTAGTTGGTTTACTGGTACTTCAACACGAGCACCATCAAATGGTTTACCTTCAGCGGCTGCACGAATTAGACCATTAATTACTGATTTTTCCATCTTGTTTTCCTTAACGTTAAGAGGGTTGTTTTCTTTATTTAGTGAACGTTTAAATTCAGAAATTGAAATTCCTTTTTCAATTGCTTCTGACACGTCTACTTTCATTACTTGACCAATTGAAACTAGTTCGCGTTTACGTTCTTGTTCTGCTTTCTCTGCATCATCTTCCATATCTTCGGAATGACTTGCTTCACCGTCTGCATCTTCAAATTCGCCTACATCGCGTTTATCTTCTACTTCTACTGGATCATTACTATTTATTTGTTCTGGTTTTACACCCTGTTGTAGTTTCTTTAGTAGGTCTGGTCGTTTTGCTACCAAATCTTCTAATTCACCATCACTAAGTTCAATGTTAGCTACGCCGCCGTTCTCGTCGTTATCAACTTCAAGTACTTCTTTAATGTCGTATGCTTCATTATCTAGGCGGGTTTCTTCCATCCCTTCTTGTTCTTCCATGACTCTTTCCTCACTATTAGTTTCATCATCTGTACTATTTAGTGATTCATCTTCATGGGCTTCTTCTAATTCTTCTTGTAGTACATCACGTAGCTTTTCATCAGTACCGAATGATCTACCGATACCCGCGTTTACATCTGCTGGAACGGTGACTAGCGATACTTCATAAATTTCAAAGTCAGTAACAATAATATTATTACCTTCCATGCGGTAATCATAAATGTTATAGCCAATACTGATATGAGATAGAATGCCTTCCTGGATCATTTCCCACATAGTATTACCTAAGCCAACTTTACTAATTTGAAGTGTTGCACGTCCTACACGATCGGCATCCATACGGGCATTAACTACTGCCCCTAGTAATTTATCCCGATCATGATTGAAAAGTACTGCACCCTTATTATTAAGGCGGCGTAGGTCTACGTTTTCTTCACCACAAAGAAGAATTTCATAATATAGTTGATCATCAATAATGCGGCTTACTGGCTGTTCACTACAAAAGGCAACTTCAATAGTACGATTATCTGTATCAATTGCCCGTACTGGTACTGATAGTTCCCGTTTCTGATTCTTTAGATTCAAATCCATTTGATTCTATTTCCTTGTTTTGGTTATTTTCTTCCTTCTCTTTTGCGATTTCTTCGAGGGTGATACGAGGATCGCCGCCCATCTCGGAAATAATTTGAGTTTTAGATTTTAGTCCTGCATCTAATAGCATGATCTCGGCTTGAATATCCTTTGTTGGATCTAAACTAATAGGTTTAACAGGGATATAACGAGTACATAATAGGTCGTCAAAATCTGAGAAAGAAAGATTTAGACTATTATTATTTAGCATTTCATTTTTCAACCACTCTTGATAGATTGGTTTAAGTACTTTACTGATTAATACATTAGTACGGGTACGGAATGTTGTAGCCTGTAAACGCTCGGCAAGTTTTGCCGCACTAAATGAAGCATCGGCTGTACTGCCCATTAGACTTTGTTTAGTGACGTTTAGACCCATTGAAATTTGATCCATTAGTTCACTAGTAAACTCACCAATTTTATCTACACCATTTGCCGGGTTAACAGTTTTAATGTCTTGGTTTTTACCTAGCTCAAATACTGCACCTGCTTCTAGATACTCGGTATATGTTGCGGTAGTGTCTTCTTCACCAGCTACTAGTTCTACTTGGTCAGTGTCATTATTATTATTAGTAATGTACGCGGTAGTACTTGCAGAAATACGTTTAGCTACTAGTGCGGCCTCGGTAAAGTTCTTTAAGTCTTCCATCGTTTTTGTAGTACTGATCATATCCGGTATACCGCGTTCCTGTCCCATTTGTTGAGGAATGAAGTAATGATAGATTTCACTAGCCGGAATAATTTCAAATGCTGCTGCGTCGTAGGTATAAGTAATTGGGTTATAGATACAGAAATAATAGTTTACGGGTTTATGATTCTTATCAAATTCAATCCCATTACTGATATAGTTACCATTATCTAACCATTGGTTATTTAATTGTGTTAGGCTTGCTGCATCAATGATTTCTACTTTTACAGTACCGTTAATATTATGCAAACGGATAAAACATTCACCATCTTGTACACGGATCTTTTCTACAGTCTGTTGGAAGATATCAAAGGTCATCGAACCATCAAGGCTAAAACGGTCGGCATCATATGCCCAACGGTCAAAACGCTTTTCAAGTTTCTTACTTAGATCATGTAGTTCTTCCTGTGTCATGTTTTCCACTTGTGGATCTGGTTTAACATAAACACCTTCTGCACCTACTACGCCGTCTACTGATAGGTTCATATACTTATTACCTAGTGGATTGTTTAGTACTGCCTCGCGTGATTGATTACGCCAATCTGATAAGAACCAACGGATCAAGTTATTTAGATTCTGTGAACCAGTACCGCTAGTAAATCCAAATGAAATTACGGGGGTACTCATTCCGCGTACTGCCTGTAGTTCACGTTTTAGATTTGTCTGTGGCTTATCAATTAAACGTTTAGTACTGGCCTTTGCTCGTACTTGTGGCGGTGCGGGAACAAATGCGGGTTGTTCTTTTTTCTTATTCCAAAACATTAGCGTGTTCCCCATCTATTTGGATAATTGGGATCACGAAATACGGTTACACTCTTGATAGGTTTACCATTACCATTTACGGGTTGATCATTCATACTTGCCCATAGAGCATTTGCACGCTTGATATAACGGATACGCATGTTTTCAAGATTAGTTAGTGTTTCGGACACCAAAGATTTATTATTAATTGTTGTACTATATACACCACCACCAGCTACGCGGGCTTCAATTACTGTATCAATCTCTTGAATCAGTTTAATTAATTGGGCGTATTCGGTTGTATACTTAGCCGGGTTGATTACTTCACTTACAAAGTTTGATGTTTTATTACCTGAAATTACTACGCAAAATAACTTTTCACTACCACCAGAAATATCTAATGTTAGTGTAAAGTCTTTCGGTACTGAATCAGAATTTAACAGGGTGATACTTTGACCACCCGATAAGTAATTAACAACCAAAGTAGTATTAGCGGGAATAGTAACAGGATGATCATAAGGCATAGTTAATGCATAGATCTTTTCTGGTAAAATATTTGCCATTTCATTTCCTTATTTACCGAACCAGTTATTACGCGGTCGTTGAACCTTCGTATGTTTTACTGGTACTGGTTTGGTTTTTGTTTCTTCTTTATTTATCACTGGCTGTACTTGTACTGCTGCTGCTGCTGTGGTTTCTTCTTGGCTAGTTGCTTTAAACTGACGTAGTTTTCTATAGGGTTGTTTAGTACCTAATTTTGTTACGGCATATTCACGGGCTATTAAGGCATAGTTAAGGCAATCTAAAGCCTCGTTACGCTTCTGGCCTTTCTTCAATAGCCACATTAGCCGCCCCCCCTGTGGGCGTAGTTCTTCGGCGGTCAATTGCTCGTAATAGTCAAAGGGTAGAGAACTACTAAAGTGTAGGCGTGTAGGTGCTGCATCTGGATCATCACTAAGTAAGTGATTAAGTAATTTTCGTACTGTACTCTTACCAGCTTGTGTATTTAACGTTACAAGTTTTTCACGACCACGCGTTGACTGTTTGAATAAATCGGCGTCAATTGACTTACCACCTTTAATTGGTGAGAACTTAGCCCAGCGACTAGAGAAACGGTATACTGTTTGCGTGGCGTTACCAGAGTCAACAAAACAAGCCAGTGTAGGAATAATACGCCCCGATGGAGTTTTAAATTGTTGCTTACAGAATTCTTCTAGTTCATTCCATGCCGGAGATTCATCTTTGGTACAATCATGGCTACGATGGAATACGTGACATAATACCCATACATCTTTTTCATTAAAGGCAATGACAGTAGTTTCAAGGCGATCTAATTGTTGGTCAGTACTTGTACAAATCGCAAGGGCATTTTCTGGTATATTATGTAGGTTGAATTTATCGCTTTTATGTTGTTCTAGTGCAATGATATCTACTTCTTTTTGATACTCATCTTCCCATACTTCACCCATTTCATTATTCATGAAAGTTTGAAGATTGAAGTTATAAAGAGCATCCGCATAACGTGCTACCATTTCTTCTATGGTTCCTAAAGGCGAGTACATACGAGATATACCAAATCCAACTACGCCCTTTTCACCATCTGGATTAGTGGCAATCCAGCGGCCTTTATCTACCATTTGGTGGCGGGTATGTTCATCTATGACTTCTTCACAATGAGGACAAAGTAATTTAGATGTAGTTGAATCGGGAATAGCTCTACCGTTTTCAAGTTGCTTGAATTGAAACTTAACTTGATCCCATTCAAATCTATATTCATGCCCACACTTATGTGTGACGTACCAGTAGCGTTTATCACTTAGATTGAATTCACTATTGATTAAATCGTTTTTGAATAGTGGAGTACTAGCAACTACTGTTAAGGCATCTTGTCCGAATGTAGAAGTACGCCCTTCTGCAAGTTTGATTGGGTTGCCCTGCTCACCGATTACTAAGTTACTTACTTCATCTAGTAGTACAGTACTACAAGTAATCCCACGTAAATCTTTTGGGGTATTCATATTAAGCCAATAGATAAACGTACCATTCTTTAGTTCTGTTTGTTTGGCGTTATTAGCTGCGGCTTTATCTGATTTGCTTGTTACTAGTTTTGCAAGTACTGGTGAAGTTTCTATAACGGGCATAAACTTACCCTGTTTAAACTTCTTAATATCATCTTCACTACTGGATGCAAATGCAAAGTTTGCGGGATCGTTATACATTTTATTAATAGCTATTGCGGTCATTACTTGTGTTTTCAAAAGTTGACTACATGCCTGTATTACTATTTTCTTTGTACTACGTTCCTGTGCTATATCCATAGGCAAGCACTGAAAATTCCAGGGGATATAGTCAAGCCCCATTCCGGGGCCGTCCACTAGTTTCATTGCACCAGTAGTTTTAATCCATTCACTCGTCTTTTGTTTGATCGGGGGTTTCATCACCGGAACTACTTTCTGTAGTAGGTCGGTTAATTTCGTCTTGTTGTTCTTCATCTAAGATTTCCATATCTTCGGGTAGCTCAAATTCCATTTGACCTAATTCTAAAAGTGTTTCGTCAATTACATCTTTTAATCTGTCGCGTAAGTCTTTACTATCTTCCATTGCAAATAGTTCTAGATAAACTTTCGCAGGAATTGAACGTAGTGTAGTTTTAATTTTGAATAGGTAGGCTGTTAGTACTGTCTCTACATATTCACTACTAATTACAGTATTTTCTTTCTGTGCTAATTCTAATTCTGCTAGGCTTGCTTCGGCCTTTAATTTCTTTAATCGTTCTTGTTCGATTTGTTCTTTAGTGTCGGTGTTACGTAGGGGGTAGATAATATTCTGTACTACCCATGCTCGCGTTTCTGCTTGGTCTACGTCTTTACCTACTGGCATACCGCGATCCCGCCATTGTCTAACACTAGATTCATCATAGCCGTATTCTTTGGCTAGTTGGTTCATGCTGATTGGTTTCATATTCTATTCACTTTCTATGCAATGTTTATGCATTTTCGTTTCGGGTTTTTGTTATAATCTAACATATAATTATTTACAAACCGGGCTGAAAACTCGCAAGGCTGCTAAAGCTGCAGGAGAAACTATAAAGGAATCGTTATAATTCAATGACTTAGCGGCACTTGCGAGTTTTGTTGATTTCTTGCTTATTTGTTGAACTAAATCGGCTTATGCACTAATTATGCATATAAACTCATCCCATCTATAAGCTCTTTTAACGCTCTGTATGGCGTTCTAGTACTGATCTGTAGGTTTATGTGTATTGAGTAGTTTTATTGCGGTGTAGTCGCTTACATGCGTTCCTTCGATAGTATGCTGCATCACTAGTTCACGTAGTACTGCATCAATATGTACTAACATTCTTTTCTCATTATGTGCATATTGATTTAATGCCCCGATTGGATATTTCCATAAATGAGTCTTCATATACCATACTGATATATTTATGATAGATTGCAATTGCATCCGTATATACATAGATATCTAAGTCAGTATGTTTAATATGAATACTAAGTACTGTATCTTGTCGTACTGGTAGATATCCGTGATAACTCCCTTCGCTATCTATATATGTAGTTCCATCTTTATAGTGTTTAAACATTTCCATATGTTATTCCTCATGTGTTGCACGATAGAGAATTACTTCTATCTCGTTATCATAATAGCTATTCATTTCTGGAGTGATTGCAGTACCGTCCAGTAGTGAGTATTTATTGCTGGACACTGTATAGATTAGGTCTGGATAGTTTGGCGTGATGATATGAATGGTGTCATCCATATCATAGGTGAAGTGGGTGTTATAGTAATCGTTGGTGTACTGGAATTCAGACATAAAAAATACCCTCATGTGTTGTTCATGAGGGTATTTATTTCATTCGATTAGTAGTTTATAGAACTTCGTGGTCTGTACTACGGCAACTATGAAACATCCAATAGCAAAGCATGCTTTTAAACCACCATCACCACTACCCATATATACCATTTGACTTACTATTACATTCACAAATAGCAATATTATAAACCAATACAGTACAAAATATATGAATGAAAAAATACCACATATAACATGACTATTTTTTATATCAAATATCTTTGCCGTGACTTTCGTTAATGGCGAGAAAAGCATTGCAAAGAAACCGGGTACAATAGTGAATAGGAATACAGCTATAAACATCAACGGTGCTTTAGATACTTCATACCCACTAACTCGAGTAAGTATAATTACACCTAGAATAGCAGTGATTACACCACCAATTAAGAGTTCTTTAGTTCCTTCGAACATTTCAGAGATATTATCTACAGTAATTTTCATTTTACTATTCATTTTCCATCTATATGTGCTGTCGATAGTAACAGAAAAGCCCTATAGTAAAAGTCTACAGGGCTTTTTTAGGATTACTGCGTAGTCCATCTTCACTACCGCTTCATTCCCCCTCTCCACCAATCAACAAACCTACCCAAAATGAGAGGGGGAATGAAGCGGTAGTATACGATAATTACCATGTAATCAAATTAGTTCTTTCTTAAACAACGGGCGTTACCATTTCCCAACTCTGTACCATTCGGGGTATGGTATTTGATCGTTCCTTTACCATTCGTAGCATTGATATACATCGAGATTCTACCTCCTGTAGAATCTGCCTTACCTTTGAGCGTCCACATATCTCCACTACGTGATGCATTGTGTACAATGTTCCGTGTGTTGAGCTGATAAGTACGTCCCTCACCATTGGCAAATGTCATATTTGTATTACAAGTCCAGTTAGGTACGGGTTCATCGATATGACCACCAGTCATTGCAACTACATGAGTAGAGCAAGTGGTTATAGCTATTGTCAGAATTATTTTCTTCAAGATGTTATTCCTTATCCCTCTTCACTTAACTCCATTATTAATCGGCATTACCTATTGAACAACATCAATTGATCGCCAAAAACGATCATATTTTCATAACTTTCTAATTTTTAGCTATTCTTTTTGTACTGGAATTTAACCTAAATGGCTGCAATGCTGTATGTACACACAGTTATCTTATGAGGCATTTCATGGATAGCAAAAATGGGTTCAATCCAGCCATCAGCATTGGTACACATCGATTTGAGCATCTAGGCCAATGAGCTACTGTCTGACCCGCCTACAGGTGTATTCGTATGGTGATCATATATTCTTCCAGAATGAGTATGGGCAGTACTGGTTAGGAATCATTGAACGTGATTGTTTTGTACTGATGTGTGAAACACCATTACGTTACGTTGTCGAGGGGTTATCGTATCTAAATGCAGAGTACCGCATGTGCCAAACACTCGATGATGATTGGTTTTGCTATCAAGGGGGATTGCCATTTTGAGTATGCTAAAGTTCACTATAACAAACCTACCCAAATATGAGGAAGCGTGAGACTAGGTGTGTACCGATTCACTATCCAGATGGTAAAGTATGATAATACTAACGTCATAATGGATATCAACTATGTGTACGAATGAAGTAATCAAAGTAAAGGATGAAGATCTTGATTTCTTCAAACAGTTTTTTGGTACTGAAATTTTTGAATTCGAAGTGAACTCTCGTACTTATAAAATGCTTGAGCTTTCTCTTGATAAGTCGCATGATATTCGTAAATTCGAGATTGAATTATACTGGAAACGAGCAACATATTTTTTCGCATTCTTTACAGTTATTACTGCTGCGTTTGGTTATCTATTTACATCAGATGGATATAGTTTATTCGCACCAGGGGTATCCATTATAGGAATTATTCTCTCGATATGTTTCATTTATGTCAACAAAGGAAGTAAATATTGGCAATGTAATTGGGAGTTTTTGATTGATAAACTTGAGTTCTATATAACCGGAAATCTTTATAAGGTTTATTTTTATGAGACAATGAATGATCAACGACCTTCAGTGTCTGACATCAACCTATTGATAAGCTATACTATCTGTTATATCTGGCATATAGCTTTTTTTGTTTCATTGTATATGTATACACACTGGCAGTTTTATATTTTTTGGATTTACCTGATAACCTATCTCATTATAACCATTTACATAAGATGTATGTGTACTAAGTATATTTCCAGTGTTATTAATCAAGACTATGATAACACTACAACACGCAATTATAAATTTAGAAACCCGTCATATAGAAAATCGAAATGAATAAAATCATTATTAACACCTTACTATCTATGGTTGGTATGCTTTTAATATTGTCAGTATTTATTTTAATTTATGCATTATTTCATGGTGTTGGAAAAATGGAAATAGGTAGTATACCGGATTGGATTAGTTCTTTATCTACACTAGGTACACTATGTGTTGCAGCGGTTGCTTTGCGAAAAGCCCCGGAATGGTTAGATCAAAAAAAATATAATATTGCTCATGAGATCATTGAGACTTCAATTTATAATAACTTACAAAAAGTACGAACAACTAGTCAACAATTGAAACTATTATTTAATGCGAATATTAATGAATCGATCAAAGCATTAGATGCAGGTGTTATTCACCCATCACTAGAAAAGATTGCATATGACTTAGATAGCCTTATAGATGATTATAGCATCGTAACTTATTCAATTATAAATGATTTAAATAAAATCTGTAGAAATGGTTATACTTTAAGTGAGTATTCAACAAGCATCATTAGTACTTTAAAAGAATTCAATCTTAAATATCAAAATATTTTTAACTATTCATTCCTCTCAGCCTATTATGAAATTGAAAGCCTGAAAGAATCTTCAAAAAAAGCTAAAGAATTAACTAAACAAGAGTTTAAGTCAGTTATTAAGGCGGTTAATGAACTACATCAAAATTTAGCGAAGTTCACATCTAAAATTTATTCAGAAAACCACCCTTTTGAGTATTTCATCATATCTGGGAATGAAAAGTGAATAGACGCCTTGAAATAGGGTTAGTAAAAATTAATTCATCAGGGCTTAAGTTATTATAGCCCTATATATTTAGTGCATAACGGCATTCTTTCTCATGTTCAAAGAATAGAATGCCCGCTAACGTAGCGATAGCCTTATTATGTTATAGTCTTGAATAGTAAGCCTTAGTAGCTTTCATATTGAATTCACTGTTTAGGTGAGTGTATGACGGCATCCGGCCTTTATCCTTCCTATAACGTTTTATATAGGTTTTTAGTAGTTCTAACTTAGTTGGGCTTACCTGCGGATTGTCGCTTAGTGAAGAGAGTTTAGGGGCGTTATAGAGGCCATTGGATTGACCTCCTTGACGGTGGATGTGTTTATGTAGTGTGCTCCACTTAGCGTGTTTCTGTTTTGGCATTTTTCGTACTCCTTTGCTACTGGTTGATTAATTTTGGCGACGACTTGTTCACACCTGCGGCGTTCCCTGTGTAGCGACTTCAAGAGACTTTGCATAACTGACTTTGAGTAGTATCTCTTGAGTACCTACACTTACTGGATTTGAGCAGAGCGAGAAAATCGACAATGGTTGGTTATTTGTAATTTCTAGATCAAAATGCGAGCTTGCGAGTGTTTTGATCTCGGAGTTGCTAAACTCCATTTATTCCCTTAATTACTATATAGTGTTCTGATAATGGAAATTAAACCCCATATATAGTGAAAAACCGCCATATATAACACCATATATAGGAATTAATTGTTCCATTATCGGAATAAATCTTCCATTATCGGAATAACCTATTCCGTTAATCATCTTGAATCATTCCCTTAATCATCTCTATTAGCCCTTCAGCAGACTCCCCGCGATCCTGAGCCGCTGCAAGCGTTTCATAGAACTGATAATTGGATAGATAGTGTTTCCCCTCTTCCTGTACTTTAAACAGCTTCACACCGTTCTTATGTGCTTCTATGAGGGCTAATGAAACTGATTTTGCTACCCTTCTAACTTTCGCCGCTGTAGCCTCACTAACACGTTCACCGATCTTGCCGTGCATATCTTGATAGATGTGTAACTTGTTTAGTACCTGAGATTCACTAAAAGTTATCAGGTGATAGACTATGTAGTAGATCTTAAAACCGGAGTATGGTTTACCGTTACCCATTGGTACGCTTGCTATAGCCTTATCAATAATGTCTTTCGCGTCTTGTGTTAGATCCTTGTCATAATCACCAAAAGATGCCGCTATCTTTATAAATTTACTGTTGTCGTAATCCCTTGCTTTGTTTGCCAT